TGACACTGTAACAGCTATGCTAGAAAGTTCTGTCACGGCAGACATTACGCCCAGCGCACTTACGACAGGCCGCGTAGATGCAACAATTAACACTGGCTTTGGTTCAGGCGGTTGGGGCTTGTTCGGCTGGGGTGTTCAGCGTCCAGACTTAGGTTCTATTTTACGCGCAACTACATGGTCGCTAGACAACTGGGGCGAGGAGCTAATCGCATGTTCATCCGACGATGGCGTTATCTACTCATGGGACTTGAATACATCTAACGATCTTACGGCGGTCACAAACGCTCCTACGGGCTGCACAGCGGCATTTGTAACAGAGGAACGCTTCTTGGTTGCGCTTGCAGCGGATTACAGCGTTTCTCAGTCGTCGTCAAAACGTGTGGCGTGGTCAGATCAGGAAGATTACAACACATGGACAGCGGCAGCGACAAACCAAGCTGGTGACATTGAATTGCAAACCAACGGCACGATCCTAGCGGGTGTACGCACACGCGGTCAGTCGCTGATCCTCACAGACCAAGATGCGCATACAATGACATACCAAGGCCCACCGTTTGTATACGGTTTTGAGCGTGTCGGGACTGCGTGTGGATTGATTGCAGCGGGTGCATATGCCTCTGTGGATGTCGGCGTGATCTGGATGGGTCGTCGTGGCTTCTTCCTGTATTCTGGCGGTCAGGTGCGTGAAATACCGTGTGAAGTCGCTGATTTGGTGTTTAGCAACATCAACTATGACCAAGCATCCAAGGTGCAGGCGATGGTCAACAGCCAGTGGAATGAAGTCTGGTGGGTATATCAGTCACAAGATAGCGACGAATGCGACAAGTACGTTGCGTATGATTACGTTGAAAACATCTGGACAACTGGCAACATAGATCGCACAGCGGGTGTAGATCGCGGCGTATTCCGTCTGCCGTTCTTAGTAAAATCAGATGGTGTTGTGTATGAACATGAAGTTGGCTTTGATTACGATGGTGCAACACCATACGCAGAGACAGGCCCGATTGCGATTGGCACTGGTGAGCGTCTGATGAAAGTGACAAACGTCATACCTGATGAAAAGACGCAGGGCGATGTAGACTTGAAGTTTAAGGTGCGCAACTACCCCAATGCAACGGAGACAGAAAAGGGGCCGTTCAATACTGCAAATCCAACATCTGTGCGCTTCCAAGGTCGTCAGGTTAGAATGCGCGTTGAGGGTGCAGAGGCAGCGGATTGGCGCGTGGGTGTCATGCGCTTAGATGCACGGCAGGGTAGCAAACGATGAGCTTCTATGGCGCACCCCCAGTAGGCCCAGATTTTAAGGTATGGGCAGAGAAGTTTAGTGCGTGGCTTATGAGGACACGCTCTTTTCTTACGCACAGACGCGATTACGACAGCGCGGCAGAAGATGGCGTTATTCTGTGGGATCGTGAAAATAAGTATCCAGTTGTATCCAAGGACGGCGCGTTTGTGCAGATCGTTCTTGAAGATGGTCACGCCTCGTTTTACCGAACAACGGATTTGACAGCGGCTGCAATCAACACGGCGTACGCAATAACGTACGATGCGCCTACTGGCAATGTTGGCATAGATCGGGATGGAACTGATCCAAGCAAGATCGTGTTTAGCGAGGCTGGCGAGTATCTATTGATGTTCTCAGCGCAGATTTCGTCAACATCATCCAGCACAGTTAAGTTTTATTTCTGGCCTCGCCTGAATGGTACAGATGCACCAAACAACACCATTGTTTACTCGCTGCACCAAAATGATGCGACAGTCGTTGTTTCGCGTTCTGCAAAGTTTGACGTGGCGGCTGGCGATGAACTGCAAGTCATGTGGGCGGTGGATAGCACATCAGGCTTCTTGGATGCGTCTGCGGCAACTGCATTCAGCCCAGCGGCACCAGCAACTACGCTGCATATTACGAGGATGCATGGATGAATGACATGTCTCAAAAGATGGTTGTAGGGGAATATGTGTTAAGTGATGACTTAGCGCGTTGCAGGCCATATATTGAGGATGCATTAGAATATTGCAATGGTACACATCAGTTTGAGGATATTGTGCAAGGTATTGCAGAAAGTAAGATGCAATTCTGGCCTGCGCCAAGGGGGTGCATGGTAACGGAAATTGTGGTATACCCTAGAAAGAAGGTTTTCAACATTTTCCTAGCGGGTGGTGAATTGGATCAGTTAAAAGACATGCATGACGCTATGAACGCTTGGGCGGTAGAGCAAGGATGCACTGGCGGTAGCCTCACAGGTCGTGTAGGATGGAAAAAAGTGTTAGAACCAATGGGATGGAAGTTAGCACATTCCCATTTTGTTAAGGAGACAGAATAATGGCAGGCGGCGGCGGTAGCACAACAACAAAGCCATATGTTCCTAAGTTTGCTGAAACAGCAATGCAGCAGGGTATCGGCATGGGAACAGACATTGCGCCTTTGCAAGATACTTATACACCTTTGTATGGGCCACAAGTAGCGGCACTGTCTCCAATGGAGCAGGCTTCTATGCAAGGCACAGACATGATGGCAGGCGCATTTGGTATGCCAACCACAGGCGGTCAGCAATATCTGCCGCAAGCGCAGACATATGAAGGTGGCATTCAAGGATATTCAGCGCGTCCAATGGTTGAGGGAATGATTAGCCAGTTTCAGGCAGAGCGCCCAGAACAAGCCGAGTATCGTGAAAGTTTTGGAATTGATCCTGTAACTGGTCAAGTTGGATCACGCGTACCGCAAAATCAACCTGTAGAGTTAGAGCTACAGGGCGGCGGCGGCGGTAAATAGGAGAAAAGACATGGGTGCATCAGCAGGTGGACAAAGACTTCCAAGCGGCGGTTTAGCGGGACAAGGTGGAAGCACACCAACAGGTGATGCGGTTCGCAACATTGGCGGTCAAGACAAACGTCAAGGTGGGTTCAATTCGCAAATTCCAGATTACGTCAGGAATGCAAATTTAGGCTCAGAAAATGTATACAATCCAACCAAGGGTACAGGTTATGGCGGCATGGGCGTTCAGCCAGCAGTTATGCCACCGCCAACGATGGGTACAGGTTATGGTGGTCAAGGAGTGCAGCCAGCGGTTATGCCGCCTAATCCTGCCAATACTCCTCTTTCTCGCCCACAATCACAAACTCAACCTAACATCTATCAGCAGTCTGCGCAGTCTATAGGTCAGGCGCAACAAACGATGGGTGGTTTATCGCAATTTACTCCCCAGCAAATGCAAGCTGCACGGGCAGGCCCAACGGCAACATACGGTGGCGCAACGGTTCAGAGAACGCCTGCATATGGCGGCACAACAGTTGAGAAAACGCAAGCATATGGCGGAGCTACTGTAGCCCCTGCTGTGACTTTTGGTGGAGCGCAGGTTGGCCCAACCTCACAAATGCAGGCTGCACAACTAAGCCCAGCAGAAAGAATGCAATCTGTTGGGGCTGTACAAGCGGCACAAGCGCCTGATCAAATCGCTGTGGATCGCTTGCAGACGCAAGACATATCCTCATACATGAACCCCTATCAGCAGCAAGTGATAGAAGCGGGTCAGGCCGACATTGAGCGTCAAAGACAAATGGCCTCTGAAAACCTTGCATCACAGGCGCAAAAAGCGGGTGCGTTTGGTGGATCGCGGCAAGCTGTGCAAGAAGGTGTTTTGGCTGGTGAGGCTTTACGTCAAGCGGGTCAGCTATCAGCGCAGCAGCGCCAAGCAGGGTTTCAGCAAGCCGTTGAGAGCGGCAAGTTTGATATTGGCCAAACGCAAGCGGCACGCACACTTGCATCGCAACAAGGTTTCCAAGCAAGCCAACTTGGTCAGCAGGCTCGTGAAGCGGCAGCGGCTCGTGAGCAGGCAGCACGATCTGGCAATATGCAAGCCGCCAATCAGTTTGCACAGACGCAAGCGCAACTTGAGCAGCAAGCAGGTCAAGCAAACATGGCTGCATTAAACGCAGCAACAGCACAACAAGCGAACTTGACCCAGCAAGCTGGTCTATCAAGCATGGCAGCGCAAAATGCAGCAGCAGCACAGCAGGCTGGATTGACGCAAGCGGCAGGTATAACCGCAGCACAACAAGATGCGGCAAGGGCGGCACAGCAAGCGGGTCTAACGCAAGCAACAGGTATAACGGCAGCGCAACAAGACGCGGCACGAGCCGCTCAACAGGCTGGCCTAACGCAGGCTGCGGGTCTATCAAACCAAGCTGCAATCAACCAAGCGCTTCAAGCTCAAGCGGGTCGCCAGCAAGCAGCAAACCAAGCTAACTTCCAAGGCCAGTTTACTGGCGCAGGCATTCGCCAAGGTGCGGCAAGCGGTTTAGCAGGTTTGGGTCAACAG